TTCCTGCCGACGGAACTGTTGTAAAATTCACAATGAATGGCGTTAATTATGTGGGTAACTGCAAAATGGTTTTAGCTGATTATTCGTAAAGGCGGTGTACAGAATGTCTAAAATGAATAAGCTGATTAAGGAAAGTCAAGATAATAAAAAAACACTTGGTTATACCTATGGAACAGTTAAAAGCTACGACTCTACAAACTGCACGGCTGTTGTTTCGCTATTAGAGTATAATGGTGCTGAAAAATCTTTCTTGAATAAATCAGGTGAGATTTTAAGCATGGGAGATAGCGTGTGGATCTATTTCCGTGGTGGCGGTATAAACGCTGGCTACATTGCTATCAGGAATGGCAAGCCCGTACCTCTAGGAAGTCAAAATTCTAGTGTAGGGCGATTTGTTGAATATGTTGATAGTAGTGGTAGTAGACACATCTCAGAAAAGTTTAATTATTATGGCAGTTCTTATTTTTATACTATAGCCCCTGATGGAACAGAACAGATTACTATTCGTCTTGAAAATATTGCTCATGGCGATTACAACCATCTTGAAGGTCAAGCAAACCATTGTTACGAATATAGTTATGACAGCAATAATTATATTGATTTTTCAGAAATGAAAACTAACAGTATGTTACATATGTTACTCTATACTCGTGGAAATAGCAGTTTAAATTCCTTAACAGGCTTTAATAATACTAGCGTTGGTGGATTTTCTAATCACGTCAGTGGTATGTGGAATACGTCTGAATATAGTGTGGCGGTTGAGTGTAGCGGTGCAAAAAATACTATTTCCAATTCTCGTGATACATATGTTAGTGGTATAAATAATATGCTAGAGGGTGTAGCTGATAGTATTGTAGTTGGTACAGATAATATTGTTAAGGGTGACAAAACTAAAGACCAAATGGCAAAATATAACGCCGTGTTTGGATATCACAATGATGTTCTTAATTATGATGGATGTCTTGTCGCAGGTTTATGGAATCACGCCACGGCAGATAACCAAACCGTTATAGGTATTAATGCAAAATCAACTTATAAAAGCTCGGAAAATGCAAGTATACTATTTAATATAGGGAACGGTCATAATATAGAAGATGGTTCTCTAACTCAAAATTCTGCAATGCAAGTGGACTTTTCAGGCAATGTTTATGCTGGCGGTGCATACAAAACTATTGGCGCTGACTATGCCGAATATTTTGAATGGCTTGACGGTAACACTAAAAATCAAGACAGAGTTGGATTATTCGTTACGCTTGACGGTGATAAAATCAAACTTGCAAATAAGGGTGACTATATCCTTGGTGTTATATCAGCCAACCCATCTATTGTTGGTAACTCTGCTGAATTAGATTGGCATGATAAGTATAAAACAGATGTTTATGGACGGTTGATTTATGACGAGTCACACAATCTTATATTGAACGAAAACTATAACGATACGCTTGAATACATTCCTCGTGGGGCAAGAAAAGAGTATAGCAAAGTTGGCTTGTTGGGACAGTTAGTAGTTCAAGATGACGGAACGTGTGAGGTCAACGGATATTGTATGGCTAGTGTGAATGGCGTGGCAACCAAGTCAAATAGTGGTTATAGAGTTATCAAACGTATTGATGAAACGCATATAAAAATAATACTGAAATAAAAGAGGGCTAATAACCCTCTTTTATCATTGGAGGAAAAGTTATGAAAGAGATTATTACTCAGATGATTACAGAGTATTTACCTGTAATTTTAACAGCGGTTATGACGGCTATTGTCGGTTTTGTAAAATCGAAGTATACAAAAATTGCAAATGACAGCATTAAGAAAGATGTGGCAGCTACAACGGTTAAGTACATAGAACAGATTTACAAAGACGTTCACGGTACAGAAAAGCTTGAAAAGGCTAAAGAAACCATGCTTGCCCTACTTGAAGAAAAGGGTATTAAGATTTCCGATGTAGAACTTGTTATCTTGCTTGAAAGTGCTGTTAAGGATATGAATTATAAATCACTCACAGATTTTATTGACGAGGTTAAGAATGGCGGTGAGTAATTATGAGTACGGTTAAGGAAATTGCTACCTACTGTGGAAGTATTACAACCATTTTAGCATTGATAACAATTATTGTTAAACCAATAAGAAATAGATTTGTAGGGTGGATCTCAAAAACAAGTGACAAAGATAATCTAAATAAAAAAATAGATAAACTAACAGCATTAGTGGAAAGACAGGTAGAACAGAACAAGGGCATGGAAGCCGAACTACAAAAACAGAGTTTGGCTTTGCAAGCTACGTTAAGAAATTCGATTTTAGTGATTTACAATTCAAGAATGAAAGAAAATAGTATTTCATTATATGAAAAGGAAAATCTCGCAAGGCTATACGAAAGCTATTCGTCTATTGGTGGCAATAGTTTTGTACATAACTGTGTGGACGAATTAAATAAACTGCCTGTAAAGGAAGATTAATTGGAAAGGAAGTATACATATGACTATTAAGGGCATAGACGTTTCTGAACATCAGGGCAATATTAATTGGGCTAAAGTAAAAGGAAATGTAAGCTTTGCCATACTGAGAGCTGGCTACGGTGATGCTATCACATATCCAAATCAGATTGACAGAACATTTGAAAAGAATTATAAAGGTTGTAAGAATAACAATATTCCATGTGGTGTTTATTGGTATTCATATGCACAATCAGTAGAAGCAGCAAAGCAAGAGGCAAAGGCTTGTCTCAAGGTAATCAAAGGCAAAAAGTTTGAGTACCCTATTTATTTTGATTTAGAGGAGCGTTCACAGTTTAATAAAGGTAAGGCATTTTGCGATTCTATCGTAAAGGCATTTTGTGGAGAAATCGAAAAGGCAGGCTACTATGCTGGACTTTATATGAGTCGTTCTCCTTTGCAGAATTATATCTCTTCTGATGTGGCAAAGAGATATACACTTTGGATTGCTGAGTATAACAGCAAATGCAATTACAATGGTAAGCATGATATGTGGCAGTATTCTAGCACTGGTAAAATTGATGGAATTGCAACCAATGTTGACGTAGATTATTGTTACACAGATTTCCCCACAAAAATAAAATCAGCAAACCTGAACGGATATACTAAGACAAAGAAGCTACCAACACTCGAAAAGTCTGGTTATAAAAAGGGTGATAAGACCAGTGGTGTTCTTGCTCTAAAAGAAATGCTCATCATAGCCAAGGCAAGAAAACTTCACAACGTCACACTTGACGAGAACGGTATTTTTGGTGAGGGTACTGAAAAGGCTGTTAATGCTCTGCTGAAAAAGTGGGGTTATAAGCAGAATAGTATTGCAGGCGAGAAGTTTATTAAGAAGCTGGCAAGTGCTATTAAATAATACTAATTATTTTTGTTTTTAAAGGGCGAGGTAACACAGCTTCGCCCTTGTTATATTTTATTTATACGAAAGGAAGATGAACTATGGCGTATTGTGCTACAAACGGAAACCTGTACGAAAATGGAAAAACTTTTGAGCTGAAAGTTGGCATTGGTGCTGATTTCAAAGTACAGGCTTCGGGAACTGGCAGTTTTCAGGTTGTAGGAAAACTGACTCAGAATGGTGCAGAGGAAGTGCTTATGATGGTTGATCTGAGCGACTTCTCAACAGTTGATACGATTACAACAGAAAATGTTTATGTAGGAGATGTTAGTGGTTACTATAGTGTGACCGTTAAGAACGTTAAGGGTGTAAACAAAATTTGGGGAACGATCACATATTAAGGAGGTGGATTTATGGCTACAGATATTATTGCTAGAGGTATGGCGGCTAATGCTAAAAAATCTGTTACCGAATTAGGCAATAAGGTTGAAAGCGAAAAGTGGATTGGTACAAAAGCTGAGTGGGAAGCCGTTGATAAATCCACTATAAAAGACGGAACAATCGTATATATCACTGATGATAAAACGGTGATTTTATACGATAAAGCGGAAATGGAAAAGATAGTCGCACAGGTTGCCACAGACCGCAAAGCCGCTGAAACCGCTGCGCAGACAGCACAATCCATAGCTGATAGCCTGCCAGACGATTATGTAACAGCTGTCGGGAAGATAGCAGAGAACACGGCAGAGATAGCAAACGTGAAGTTGACGGACAAAGAGTTGCAAAGACGTGTGGACGCACTGTTTGACATAGGTCAGGGTGTGACGCATAAATTTGAAACTGATACAGATACAGCATATCAGAAAGCAGTGCCGACTGGTGCGAAGCTGATGAGCGTGAAGTCAATAGGTGGTCATTCTGAGGTCATTGACGGTGAAATAGTCAGTGCCGGCACGGAAGAGGTTGTGGAGCAGGGAAAGAATTTGTTTGACTACACCGACAAAATTTACCATGGGGCGAATGTAAGCAAGATTGAAAATGGTGTTATTTACACGAAACAATTATTGACAACTATTCTAAATATTCCAACTATTGTCGGCAAGAAGTATACGCTGTCATTAAAAACAAAAACTCTTTCAACTAATCAAGGTATTTTGCAGTGGTCATTGCAAAAAGGAAAAAACACAGCATATGCAGACGATAGCTCGCTGATAAAAAAGGTGGTAGGTACGGTAGCAAACATAGAATATCAGGGAACAGTTAATTTTACAGCAACTACTGATTTTGTGTCGCTATGCGGTCTAGCGACTGCGTTTTATGACGTGCAGTTGGAAGAGAGCGATGCTGCTACCGATTATTCCCCATTCTATCAGACTGAGTACCTTATCCCCGAAGCCATAAAGGCGCTGCCTGGCTACGGCTGGTCGGCAGGAACGGCACGAAACTATGTGGACTATGAGAATAAAAAATACTACAAATGTGTAGATAGTATGGATTTGGGAACGGTGAACTGGGCAATTAATTCGGCTTCCATTGTTGGGGAACATTTTTATGGATTTGTAGATTCTGCCAAATTTAAGCGTTCGGGTGCGTTTACAACAACCGTTCATAATATTCTGTGCAGTAAATATGTAACAGTTGCTAGAAATTCAAGTGTATTTGTCGATAAAACAATTACACTTGACGGAGATAGTACCGCAGTTTCACAGATTCAGGTCAAAGACACCGCCTACACCGATGCAACCGCATTTAAACAGGCAATGCAGGGCGTAATGCTGTATTACGAACTAGCGAACCCTATAATCACCGACATTTCAACCCTAATACCTGACGATTTTCTACGAAACATCGAAGTCGAGGCAGGGGGTTCAGTGACATTCAAAAACAGCAATGGCGACAGTTATCGGATACCTGTTCCAAGCGAAGAGGTATACATCGTTAAACTGTCAGAAATAGGAGGTAACGTATGACAGATTTGCAGAGAAAAATGGCTGACAAACTGGGGCTATCTACCGAAGATTTTCAGCCAAAGAAAACCACAAAGGTTGACGAACTAGAAGCACAGGTGCTATATACTGCACTGATGACCGACACTTTGATTGAGGAGGACAAGGACAATGTATAGGAAAGTCAAGAGGTTGTACGATTTAGGGTTGTACACCGCTGAGCAAGTCAAGGATTTTGCTGACAGAGGAAAGATAACCCCTGAGCAGTACGAGGAAATCACGGGAGAGAAGTATGAAAGCGAGGACAACGAGGGTGGTGGAAAGACTAAATGAGCGTAAGCATATATAACAAAACTGATAATAAACTTAGTTCACTAGCAAACCAAACGGAGCTTATGAACAATGACGGTACGGCAGATATTACAAGCCAATGGGCTTCTCGGTCAAATAAATCGTGGCGATATTTCCGAATTAGGTCTTGGTACAGAATTGAAAATAAAAGGAACTATTGAAAATGTTCCTTGTATCGTTGATGGTGAAGAAAGTACAAAAACGGTAGAGTATGATACTTATTTTGTATGTGTAGCTGTGGATTTTCTTAGAACTACAAAAGCTTCAAGTGGAAAACGGTCATATACATTTATGCCTTTTGGTTCACCAATAGGAACAAATGCTATTGATAACGCTACAGGTTTAGGTGATGTTCACGCATACTCTCAAACATTCATTCAGTAAAAGGTTATGCCTGTTTATACTGCACATTTTAAAAATATTTTTGGAAATAATCTTGCTGAGTTTTCAGACCCATTACCACTTATGATTAACAAATCAGCCACAAGTTACACTTATGTCAATGGTGGTGGAAGAAGTGTGGAAAACTATGGCTATAGTGATAGCTATACCTCCTATTCGCTTAGATTACCGAGTGAGCCTGAGATTTTCGGACATTATGTTACATCGGGTTGTTATGACAATTCAGGCATGGAGTCACAGTTGCCATACTTTGCAAATAAGCCAATTACTACAGCTTTAACAGGCTTTGGTTATGATACTACTGGTGGAATGTGGCTATCGTCATATTCGGGTATGAATTATTACGGATATTATGATATTGATAAAAGAACAATTCACGCAAGACCAGCCAATGCCGAATTTGGTATTTATCCACTTCTGACATTGGTTCAGAAATAATTTTAGGGTACTAGATTAATTTCTAGTACCCTATTTTTTACGCTTGAC